GCCAAGTGGTTAGCTTCTAAATTAATTCCAGTTTATGGAGAGAGACAAGAAGTTAAGACTGATACTACTATTGAGATTAAATGGAATACTGCTGTAATTCCAACTGATAAGAATGTTGTTGATTTAACACCAACTGCTGAAGAGATCGGTAGTTAGCAGCACAAACAAAGTTGGTCCTTGCGTCATGAGGTTTGGTTGCACCGATACTGCACCACAAAAGTTTTAAAAGTTATGCCAGGCTTGCTAGAGTAATTGATTGTTCATCAATAGTTATCGATATTCTGGCAAAAAATATAGAAAAACAAATCAAGTACCACACCACAAAAAACTATCTGGCTCTCTTAGACGTATAAACATCGGTGCAATACATAGACACAAACACATGAGTAAAAAGATTAAAGAAAAATATAAAAATATATCGGCTTACAGCTTCACAACTTATAACAATGAGTTAGTAGTTAGCTTTGATGGCTTTGAAGATCAAAAGGATATTTTAGAATTTGCTGACTTTGTATTTGCTAAAATTAAGATGAGGTATTGGCATTCGGAGAAAGTTCCAACATTTCACTAATGCAAGTAACAATTCCTTATACACCAAGAAAGGCGCAAGCTTATATACATGAGAATTTAGATAAGTTTAGATATAGCCTACTCTGCTGTCATAGAAGGTTTGGCAAAACTGTTTTATGTATTAATCATTTGATTAAAGCAGCGATGACATGCAAAGATCATCAACCAAGATATGCCTATATAGCTCCTACTTATAGCCAGGCAAAAAAGATAGCTTACGATTACCTAGTACATTTTACAAAAAATATACCTGGTATGAAATATAACCAAACAGAGTTAAGAGCTGATTTTATAAATGGTGCTAGGATTACTCTGTTGTCATCTGAAAATCCAGATAGCTTGAGAGGAATTTATTTAAATGGATGTATTATCGATGAAACTGCACAAATAAATTCAGATCTTATTAATGAAGTTATTACTCCAGCTTTAAGTGACAGGAAAGGTTTTATGATCTTAGTTGGCACACCGAAAGGTATGGCAAATCTGTTCTATGATTATTATCAAAAGGCTCAAGGAAATCCGAATTGGTTTCTGCATGTAGCAAAAGCATCTGATACTAAAATAGTTGATGATGAAGAATTAGCAGCAGCTTTAGCTGTAATGGGTCCACAAAAATATGAGCAAGAATTTGAGTGTTCTTTTATTGGTAATATTCAAGGTTCTATATATGGAGATATTATTGCTTCCTTGGAGGACAAAAAGCAGATTACAAGAGTTCCAGTAGATCCAAGTTATCCAGTAAATGTTAGTTGGGATCTTGGTTTTAATGATGCAACCAGTTTAATTTTTTTCCAACAAATTGGACACATGATCCATATTGTTGATTGCTATGAAAATAACAATGAGCCTCTGCCTCACTATGCAGAAATAATAAAGCAAAAAGATTATGTAATCGGTCAAAATTATGGACCTCATGATTTGGAACAGACTGAGTTTGGATCTGGTAAAACAAGAAGAGAAGTTGCTTATCAAATGGGATTACGTTTTAAGGTTGCTCCAAGAATGGCAATCGAAGATGGCATACATGCTGTAAAGATGTTGTTGCCTAGATGTCTTATAGATGTCGAACATTGTTCAAAATTAATTAATGCTTTAAGGCATTACCATCGTAAGTTTTCTGACAGAGAAAGAACTTACAAAATAAAACCAGTTCATGACTGGAGCTCACATTTTTGTGACAGCTTACGAACTCTAGCAACTGGAATACAAGAAAATAAATTTAACCAAAATAAACGTCAGCAAGTTGCTGACACAAACTACAAGGTACTATAATGAAACTACAAGATCATATTCCACATATCATTAAAGAACATAAAACAACTTGCGCAGTAGTGGCTGTAATCATAATTGTTTTAGCAATTCATTAAGGATTTTTAATGAGTAGAATTTTTAAACCCAAAATTCCAGCTCCTCCTCCAATAATTATGCCAAGTACGGATGAAGTTCCAGACTTTGAGGATGATGAAAGAGCTGAAGCTGCAAGAGAAGAAATGAGATTAACTGAAAGAAAGAGAAGAGGAAGAAGATCTACAATTCTTACTGGCTCTGGACTGAATGAAATCGAAGAAGAAAATATCAACAAAAAAACTTTAATGGGGTAAATAATTATGGGAAATAGAGGTGGATCATCTGGCGGTGCTGGACCAGCTGGTAGAAAGCAAGATGGATCATTAGGAACTGCTGCAGATGCAAAAAAAACTTCAAAAAGAAATGAAGGAATAAAAATAGTTAGAGATATTGCAAAAGCATCTCCAGTTGGAAATATTCTTAAAGCTGTAGATACACAAGTTAAAAAGTCTAAAGCAAAAAAAGAAGCTAACGTAGAAGTAGGTTTAGGATCAGAAAGCATGTCTGATTTTTCTACTCCAGAAAGAGATGGAGAAGATAATAGAAAATCTCAAGAGCAGCCAAAAGTAAAATCTCAAATGGATAATACTGAAATTAAATCACAAAATATTAATGCAGATCAAACTGCACCAACAACAACCGAAATGCCAGATGAAGCTGACACAGTTGAATTAACTGAAGATGAAAAATTGTTGAGAAGAAAGAGAGGTAGAAAAACAAAAACAGTTTTAACCTCTGTAACTGGAGACAATACTAAAGCAACATTAGGCAGAAAAACTTTATTAGGATATTAAATATGAGCTTATACAGAAATATAAATAAAAGAAAAAAAGCTGGTACTTCAAGACCAAAATCAAAATCTACTATTTCAGCTAAAGCATACAGAAATATGAAAGCTGGATTTCCAAATAGTAAAAAGAATAAAGCTAAAAGAAAAAGAAAAAGATAATGGCTTTTAAATCTTTAAAGGCTCCAAGAGGATTTCATTTTATGAAAAAAAAAGGTGGAAGATACACCTTAATGAAAGGTTCATATAAGCCTCATACTGGTGCAGTAAAAACAGCTAAATTTAGGATACAAAAAAGACATGCGTAAAAAATTAACTGCTAAACAAAAAAAAATTGCAAGACTTGGTGGCAATAGAAAAAAAATTGATGCTGCTGATTTTAGAAAACTTAGAAAGAGAAAAAAAAGAAGATAATGCAATCTCAAGAATTTAGAACTTTGGCTAGACAGCTCAAAGACAACCTATCTAGGTTAATGGAAAAAAGATCAAACTGGGAAAGCCATTGGCAAGAAGTAGCAGATTTGATGTTACCTAGGAAAGCAGAGATCACAAAAGAACGAGCAAGAGGCGATAAACGACATACACAAATTTTTGATGGAACGGCTGTTCATGCTCTTGAACTTTTAGCTGCATCTCTGCATGGTATGTTGACCTCTTCAGCTAATAGATGGTTTTCTTTAAGATACAAAGAAAGTCAATTAAACGATAGTGATGAGGCTAAAGAATGGTTGGAAGATGCTGAAAATCGTATGTACGATGTAATTGCTAAATCAAACTTTCAACAAGAAATATTCGAAGCTTATCATGATCTTATAGCCTTTGGAACTTCTTGCTTATTAATAGAAGAAGATCAAGAAGATGCTCTACTCTTCTCTGCTAGACATATAAAAGAAATTTATATCCAAGAAAATAAAAAAGGTTTTGTAGATACAATATATCGAAGATTTAAAATGCCATCTCAAGCAGTTGTTGCAAAATTTGGTTTTGATAATGTTTCAAAAGAAATACAAAACATATCAGAAAAAAATCCATTCGATGATGTTGAAATTGTTCATGTTGTAAGACCAAGATTGAATTATGATCCTAATAAAAAGGATAAACAAAATATGCCATTTGAAAGTATTTACTTTGAATATGGTACTGGACATATTATTTCACTAGGTGGTTTTTTAGAAAATCCTTATGTCATTCCAAGATACTTAAAAGCATCAACAGAAATGTATGGAAGATCTCCAGGAATGAATTGCCTTGCTGATGTTAAAGTTTTAAATCGTATGGTAGAAAATAGTCTAAAGGCTGCTGCAAAACAAATTGATCCGCCTCTCTTAATACCAGACGATGGGATGCTGGCTCCAGTTAGAATGTCTCCAGGTTCAATTAATTATTATAGATCTGGCTCAAGAGATCGTATAGAGCCATTAAATATTAATGCTAACAATGCAACTACAATAAATGCAGAAAATCAAAGAAGAGATGCAATTAATAAAATGTTTCATATCGATCAGCTTGTTGTAGCTGAAAATAGAAACATGACAGCGACTGAAGTATTACAGAGACAAGAAGAAAAAATGAGAATACTTGGTCCAGTTTTAGGTAGATTACAATCTGAATTATTATCTCCATTAATTATTAGAGTGTTTAATATTCTTTTAAGAAAACAAATGTTCATGCCAGCTCCAGATATTTTAGGAGAACAAGAACTTAATATCGAATATGTTTCACCAATGGCTCTTGCACAAAGAGGTCAAGAATTACAATCTTTAATGAGAGGACTAGAAATTTTTGGATCATTATCTCAATCTATGCCAGTTATGGATTACATCGATGACAATGGTCTTGTTAAGAATATTATTTCAATTCTTGGATTACCAGCCAAGGTAATTAAATCAGATCAGCAAGTGCAAGAAATTAGAGAAGGAAGAGCTCAACAAGAAGCGCAGATGGCTGAACAACAAGCACAGATGGCTGAAAGTGAAATTGCAAAAAATACTGCTCCTATGGCGAAAGAAGTTCTAAATGGACAATAAAGAAGTAGAAAAAAAAATTAAACAACTCAGAGAAGATTACAAAGTAGTTTTTGGATCTGATGAAGGTAAAAGAGTTCTAGAGGACATCTCTATAAGATGTCATGAGAGTACGACTACTTTCTCAAAAGATAACAGTCATGAGACAGCTTTTTTAGAAGGACAAAGATCAATTCTTATCTTCTTAAAAGCAATGCTTAAATCAAAATAACCAATAGGTATATATGGAAAATCAGACAACTGCACCAGAGGTGCAATCTGAACAGACGAATGATGTTGTTCAGAATAATACTGAAGCAACATTAGTTTCAGAAAACCAGGAAACAAATTTTAAAGATTTAATTCCTGAAAGTTTCAAAGAAGAAAAATCTTTGGATAATTTTAATAACATGGAAGATTTTGTAAAAAGTTATCTCCATGCACAAAAGTTAGTTGGAGCTGACAAAATTCCAGTTCCAAATAAACATGCTACAGATGAAGATTGGAATGAAGTATTTAAAAAATTGGGTGCTCCAAATACTCCAGATGATTATAAATATAACATCAAAGATGTGGAGATGGATCAAAACCAAGTTCAAGAGTTTAATAAAACTGCACACAGATTAGGATTACTTCCTAGACAAGCTGAAGGTTTAATTAAATTTTATAATGAGATGAATGGTAATATAGCAGCATCTCAAGAAGAAGCTGCTGCTCAAGCTCAGTTGGTAACAGAAACTGAATTAAAAAAAGAGTATGGACCACAATTTGCTAAGAGACTTGACCAGGCTAAAAAGCTTGCTGTTAATTCTTTAGGATCAGATTTTTTAGAAAATACTTATCTTAAAGATGGATCAAGACTTGGTGATAATATTACAGTTATAAAAGCTTTTTCAGAATTAGCAGATAAATTATCTGAAGATGAAATCATCAAAGGTGATGGATCTGAATATATGACAGCTAAAGACATCGAAAGAGAGATTAACGAACTTACTCAAGAAGGATCTGCTTATTGGATTAAAACACATCCAAATCATCAGAAATCTGTTCAAGAAGTATTAAAGTTAAGAGAGATGCTCAATGGCGGATAAATTTGAGCCAGGTGAAATAATATCAGAGGAAGAAATTAGACTTGAATGTTTAAGACTAGCAACTGAATTTGGTCCAGAAAATGATCGAAGAAATCCTTTGCCAATAGCTGATAATTATTATGACTGGGTAAAACAAAATTCTAAGCGACAATCTAATAAGACCGCTAAGAAAAAAGACAAAGTGAAGTCTTAAAATTTACAGATGCGACCTCCATCCTGGAGACAACCAAGTCGATTACATTAACCAACAACTAAGGAGATTTGAAAAATGTCAAATCAAATTACTACAGCTTTTGTACAGCAGTATTCAAACAATGTACAAATGCTATCACAACAAAAAGGCTCTCTATTGAGATCTGCTGTTGATGTAGAAACTGTTGTCGGCAAGAATGCTTTTTTTGACCAAGTTGGCGTAGCCTCTGCGGTTAAAAGAACTACTAGACATGCTGATACAGCACAGATGGATACACCACATGCGAGGCGTAGAGTTAGTCTTGTTGATTATGAGTACGCAGATCTTATTGATAACCAAGATAAGATTAGAACTCTAATCGATCCAACTTCATCTTATGCTACTGCTGCTGCTTATGCTTTAGGTAGAGCTCAAGATGACGAAATCATCGCTGCATTATCTGGAACAGCATTTACTGGAGAAACTGGAAGTACATCTACAGTTTTGCCAGCTGCTCAAAAGATAACTGAAAGTGGTACTGCTGGTTTAACTATTGCTAAACTAAGATCTGCAAAAGAGATTTTAGATAGTGCTTCAGTTGATCCATCAATTACTAGATACATTGCAGTTGGTCCAAGACAAATTACTGATTTGTTAGGAACTACTGAAGTTACATCTAGTGATTTCAACTCTGTAAAAGCTTTAGCGAATGGAGAAGTTAATTCATTCCTAGGCTTCAATTTTATTGTGTCTAACAGACTAGACATCTCAGCATCTAAAAGACTTTGCTTAGTATGGGCAATGGACGGATGTAAGATGGCAATCGGTCAAGACTTAATGACTAGAATTGATGAGAGAGCTGACAAAGGTTATGCTCATCAAGTTTATGTTTGCCAGTCAATCGGTGCAACTAGAATGGAAGAAAGTAAAGTTGTAACAATCCAAGCTCATGAAGCTTAATCAATAGGAGAAATATAAAATGGCAAATTCGATACAACATGCGAAAACTGTTAGTGTTCCTTCTGAGAAGATTAAGACTAACGAACTATCTGGTAGAGTAAGAGTAGCATTTGCTGAATACGAAGCATCTGCTGAACAATCTACTATTACTATGTTCACAATACCAAATGGTGCAAGATTACTATCTGGTGCTGTTAGTTATGACGCTTTAGGATCATCAACTACTATTTCTGTAGGTTATGCTGCTCATACAAAAGCAGACGGAACAGCTGAAGGTGCTGATGTGGATGAATACAAAGCTGCGGCTGCGTCAACATCTGCTCAAAGTGTTGCTGTTCTTGACACTATAGCTTTAGGAAAAAACTCAGTTACGGATGCAGATAAAGATGGTGTTCCAGTTACTGTAACATTAGCTGGTGCTAATGGTACTGGTACTATCCAACTTCAAATGCTTTACGTTATTGACTAATAACTAATTTTGCTTGGCGGAGAAATCCGCCAGGCATTAGTAAAATGCCAAGAGCAATTTCAAGAAATAAAAAAAATTACAGACCTACAAAAAAAGGTGCTGGAATGACAAAAGCTGGAGTTAAAGCTTATCGAAGAGCTAATCCAGGATCAAAATTAAAAACTGCAGTTACTGGTAAAGTTAAACCAGGATCAAAAGCTGCAAAGAGAAGAAAATCGTATTGCGCAAGATCTTTAGGACAACTTAAAAGATCATCTGCAAAAACTAGAAATAATCCAAACTCAAGGATTAGACAAGCAAGACGAAGATGGAAATGTTAAGATGAAATATATTTTATTTCTATATGTTTGTAGTTTTGCAAACAATTCACCAAATTGTTTTAATACTCATATAGTACCTTT